ACAATACTTGCCAATTCAGAATCCATTGCAATTACTGATCAAAGGTTTATTGGTCAAACCATGAGCCGCAATCAGCGTATCTCAACTTCAGAAATTATTACTGTTCAACCTTTTATGTTTGACATGAAGCCAATGAATTATTTGCTTTATAGTCAAAACAGAAATTTATTATCTGTATTAAGAGCAGCCGATAGACAATACGAACAATATCTTAATTTTGGTGTTACAGGTTGGTCAAGTTATATTAAATATCAAGGTGATATGACAAGCGGTGAAATAGCATTATGCAATTGGAAAACTGCAAGCGCCAATAAAACTTTAGTGTTAGGCGATATTCCTGGAACTGTTACTTCAAGCGAATATGTAGTAAGAACAGGTGACTTTTGCCAAGTTGGCCGTTACGCTTATATTGCAACTGCTGATGTTCAAAGAGGTGGCGCATCAACTGTTAATATCCCTGTTCACAGAACTTTAATTACGACTTTAGTTTCTGATGTAGGTGCAGTTATTGGGCAATATGGAACAACAATATCTTTAGGCGGAAGCACTTATACTGGAACTACATTTCCTGTTATACTTCAAGAATATCCAACATACACATTCATTCCAATGACTAACGATTCTTTCATTGCTTGGAATGGAACATTTAAAGCAATAGAAGCGGTCTTATAATGGCAGATGTTATAACCCCAATAGAAAATACTAACAATATAAGAATGGCGGATTTTGTTCGCATAACATCGCGAACTAATATCAATGCAACCGCTATGGTTGATGCCGTTGAATATACCATTAGAACTATTGGCACTACAGACTTTACTTTATATGGTGCTGATTCTAATACTGTAGGCGAAGTATTTACCTCAACTATAACAACTCCAGCTACAGGCACAGGCACAGTTTATCAAAATGTGTATTATCGCTTTGCAACAACCGCTAATATTCTTACAATTCCAGCCGTTGATTCCTTACCTTTTGATGCACTTGGAACTTTAGTTAGTATAGGCGATGTTCAAAGAGATATTAAATCAACCGCCAATGAAACAACAATTAGTTTAGTGGGATTAGATACCGCACTTTTAGGATGGGTATTAGGACATGATATTAAAGGCTCTTTAATTGAAATGTGGCATGGATTTTTTAATACAAATAATGAATTAATTACTTCAGGCGGAACAGGCGGTCTTTATAAATTCTTTACAGGTTATATAAGCTCTTTCCAAATTTCAGAGCAATACATGGAAGAAGCTCGTGCTTATGTAGGTATCATAACCGCTTCAGCTTCTAGCATTCAAATTATTTTACAAAATAGAACCGCAGGCCGTTATACAAATGATAATGCTTGGCAATTTTTTAATCCTGGCGATACCTCAATGAATAGAGTTAATTTTATTGAAACCATTAACTACTCGTTTGGAAAAGATGTTTGATTAGATTTGCTAATAAATACGATAACGATAAGATAATAGAACTACTAAAAGATTTTGCGATTAAATCAAATAATCCATTAACCAATAATCCTTTAGTATGGTCAAAAACTTATATAGAACAAATATTGGCTACTTTATATGCAGGTCATGGTTTTGTATTAATTGACGACAAACAAACAGGCATATTAATTGCGGCAAGAACACCATGCTTTTGGTTAAAAGATATTTATCAATTACAAGAAGTTATGTTGCATGGAAAAAATAAATTTGTAATTGCTAGATTAATAAAAGAATATGTAAAAATAGCAAAAGAAATGTTAGAAAAAAAAGCAATAAATCAAGCGGTTATGTCATCTTATACAGATTTAAAATTTGAAAGATACGGAATGGTTAAATTAGAACTACATTGGGAAATTAAATGATAAATTTTATTATTAATTTTCTTATATTTTTTACAATGACTAATGATGCCGTTGCTGGCGGAGCTATTGTTGCCGCAGTAGTGGGTAAAGCTTTTGCCGCAACTATTGTTGGCCAAGTAGTAGCTTTTGCAATTAACATGGTTGCATCATCTATTATTTCTAAAATATTTGCACCTAGCGCGCCTGGTCAAGATAATCTTAATGCTCAACAACCTAATCCTGGCAATCGCCAACAACTTCCGCCCGCAGGCGATAATAAACTTCCCGTAGTTTATGGAACTGCTTATGTAGGCGGTGTCATTACAGATATGTCAATAAGCTCTGACAATCAAGATATTTACTGGGTTATGTCATTGTGTGAAGTGACTAATACAGAAACAGGTGGATCGCCCGATACTATTAATTTTGGAAGTGTATATTGGGGTGGTAAGAGAGTTAATTTTAATGTTAATGGCTATTCTGTGGATTCATTAACAGACGAATCAACTGGCGAAACTCAAAATATATCAGGCAATATGGATATCTATTTATATAGAAATGGATCAGGTAGCCCAACCAATAGCTCAATAAACGCGGTTGATGTTATGAGCGCATCCAATCTTATATATAAATGGAATAGCACAAAACTAATGAGCAATACTGCTTTTGCTATTGTGCATCTTAAATATAATGCAGATAGAGCGCTTACAGGTTTAAATCAAACTCGGTTTCAAATTACTAATTCAAGAAAAGCACCTGGTGATTGTTTCCTAGATTATTTATCAAGTGAAAGATATGGCGCTGCTATTCCTTTAGCTAACATTAACACTACAAGCCTTACTGCACTTAATACTTATTCCAATGCTTCATTTACATATACACCTTATACAGGTGGAAGCTCTACTCAACCTAGATTTGAATTTAATGGCTCTTTAGATACTAATTTAAAGATTATGCAAAACATTCAGTCAATGTCTGATTGCTGCGATTGTTTGGTTAAATACAATGAAGTTACTGGCCAATGGGGTGTTGTTACACAAACGCCAGCTTATACTGTAGTAATGGATGTTAATGATACTAATATGATTGGTGGCATTACAGTAAGCCCTATTGATCTTAACAATTCATTTAATGTTATTGAGGTTAAATTCCCTGACGGCTCTGCAAAAGATTCATTTAATTCTGCCACTTTTGATTTAGCTACAATATCTCCTACACTTTTATTTGCTAATGAGCCTGTCAATAAACAATCAGTTAATCTTTATTTAACTAACAATAATGTAACTGCTCAATATCTTGCTAATCGTATGCTAGAAGCAGCAAGAGAAGATTTGCAAATTCAGGTAGAAATTAATTTTATTGGACTTGAATTAGAAGCTGGCGATGTTGTTACTGTCACTAATGCTAATTATGGTTGGGCAGCTAAACTATTCCGCATTAATAAAGTCATTCAAAAATTTGGCGATGATGGAAAAGTAACTGCTTCGCTTTATTTAATGGAATATAATCCACAAGTTTATGATGATCGCAATATAACTCAATTTACTCCAAGTCCTAATACAGGTATTGGATCACCTATTACTTTTGGAACTGTTCCTGCGCCTGTTATTGTTAATGCTATTCCAACTGCCGTTAATCCAGCATTTAGTGTAAGAGTTACATCATCAAGTGCTGGCATTACTCAATATGCTGAAGTTTGGTATTCAGCTTATTCAAACCCAACTGAATCTCAAAGAATATTTGCAGGCACTACGGCTATTCAATCTAATGGAACTCCATATACAATTAATCAAGTTTTACCTGATGTTCAATTGTTTGATATTCCACAAGGCGATTGGTATTTCTTTAGCCGTATGGTTAATCAATTAGCTTCTAGTGATTTTTCACCTGCATCAACTGTTTATAAATGGCGACCAAGCACATTTCAATTTACAGAAAAATATATTACTGTAGCTTATGGAACTAGCATTACTGGCGCTGGATTTAGTTTTAGTCCTACAAATAAAACATTTTATGGATTACACAATCAAAACTCAACTACACCTAGCTCCGATCCAAGTGTATATACATGGTATCCTGCTGATCCTGCTTTTGGCACTTCTTATTACTTAACTTATTCAAATAGAACTGGTCGCAAAATGAGTTTTGATACAGGGCTTGCGGCTTATGCGGCTGGAACTGCTGCATTCGTTCCTACTGTAACTGCTTTATTTGATCCTTCTATTTGGTCAGCTTTGCCTGATGGAATTAATGTTATTGATCTTGATAATAGAACAGGTCAATTAATTAATACAGGAACAACATCCGTTGGAACAGGTGAAATAGGTATTGTTAATAGCCCTGATGGAAAAATGGTAGCTCAATTGCAACAATTCCTTAATTTTGGTGCAGGCGTTTATACTTTCACAGGATCAGCTACAACTTTAACTATTGACATTTATGGTCGAGTAGTAGGCTTTAGCGCACCTGATAATTTCTATATGACTATAGATTCATTTACGGCTACTAGCGCTCAAACTGTATTTACTCCAACCACTCGCGTTACAGGATCAGCAGGCTATATTACAGGCCAAGATTTAGTGTTTAGAAATGGTGTATTATTTAATCCAACATTAGACTATACAGAAAATGCCACTACTGTAACTTTAAACACAGGCGCAGATACAGGCGACATTATTACGATCATTTCATTTAGAAGTGTTAATACTTCTACAGGAAATTCTTACGCTTCATTTAGCCGAAATATTATAGATATTGCAACACCAACTTCAAGTGTTGTTCCTGGCTTTACTTTAGATTCAGGCTATGAGCTATTATTTACAAACGGCGCAGTTATGTCAGATACAGACTATGATATAGTGGCAGGAAATATAACTAATTTTCCAAGCCCAATTACTGGTAAAATGACAGTTATTCAATGGGCAGCTAATAACTTGGGTGTGCCTAACGGAACACCTGTTAATATAAGTATTAATACAGTTGTTGGGCAAACTACATATACATTTAGTTATACCACTGACGCATTAAATATTTTTATGAATGGGCTTTTATTATTGCTAGGAACAGATTATACTACTGCATCAGGGAGTTATACTTTGACAAATACACCTACTACAACATTGAATGAAATATTACAACAATCATTCGCAAGAGCTGGAGCAGCATAATGACACAAGCTTATAACTTATCTCAATTAGCCAATAATGTAAATTCATCAGGTCAGCTTGATGCTTCAACTGCTTTATTTAATGCTGTTCCTGCGGCTGAAACAATACAAACTACTAATTTTACTATTCAAGAAGTGGGTGGAGTATTACAAATTTTATATGGTGCGACTGTCGTTGCATCTATTTCATCAACTGGCTCTATTACTTCAGCCGATAATATTACTGCATACGGAACACCATAATGGCATTAAATCCTTCAGGTGCAATAAGTTTAGCAGGCCCAAGCGCAGGTCAATCTATTGCGGTTGAATTAGGCCTATCTGCAACTGCCGCTATATCTTTAAATGATGTTGTCGTAAGAACATTAGCTCAAGTGCCTAGTGGCGTGATTGTTATGCCTACTGATTTTTATGGTAAATCTAACTTTGTAAATACTCAAAGAGCTATATTTGGTTTTGGCAGATTTACTTCATCTACTGCTTCAAGTGCAGGTCTAAACACAACTAACCTTGTATCAAACACAGGCGTTGTTGCAACTGACGGTCCAGGCGTTGGAAGTGCTAGGGCTAGTTTAACCGCTGCTGGTTATGGTGGCGATAAAGCTATATTTGGTTTTGGAAGGAACAATGGACCATCACCTACCACTCCCCCAACTAGTATAACCAACCTTGTATCTAACACAGGCGTTGTTGCAAGTGATACTCCAGGCGTTGGACAAGTTAGATCAAGTTTAGCCGCTGCTGGTTATGGTGGCGATAAAGCTATATTTGGTTTTGGAGATGCTGCACCTCTTGGCCCGGGAAATATTACTAGTCTAACCAACCTTGTATCTAACACAGGTGTTGTAGCTTCAGATACTCCCAGCGTTGGAAGTGCTAGGTCTGGTTTAACCGCTGCTGGTTATGGTGGCGATAAAGCTCTATTTATATATGGCGCTCGACCTTATTCTCCTGCCATTAATTATCCAGTATCTAATTTAGTTTCAAACACAGGTGTTGTAGCTTCAGATACTCCAATCGCTGGAACTTTTAGAGGAACTTCTGCCACAGGTTATGGTGGCGATAAGGCTATGTTTGCTTTTGGCTCTTCGCCAGTTGGCCCTTTTAATACTACTAACATAATCAACCTTATATCTAATACAGGCGTTGTGGCAAGTGACACTCCCGGCGTTGGAACTGCTTTAAGATCAAGAGCCTCTGCTGGATATGGCGGTGATAAAGCTATTTTTGGTTATGGCGCTCGAACAGGGCCAAATAACCCACCTTCATTTAATTTAACCAATTTAGTTTCAAACACAGGTGTTGTAGCCTCTGATAGTCCGGGAGTTGGAACTGCTAGGTATCTTTTAGCTTGCGCAGGATATTCAACTACATAATATAAATAAAGGATAAAATAATGGCAAAATTAAATAGTGAGTTTAATTATAGATATCAAGTTATAGGTGAAACTGTTTGGGAAAAAATTAAAACACTTCAAGGCTTTTTATATGGTCGTAAAAGAGCGGCAGTATTAGAAACAGTATCCGATTTAAAACAAAAAGCTAAATATAAAGAACTTGAACATCTTAAATCTATTGATGCGCTTCCTCATGTTATTATGGAATTAGAAGCTGATATTATTGAAATGGAATCTTTTTTTGAAGAAAGCAAAAGAAACTTTGAGCAAAATAAAGATGAAATTAAAATAATAGAAAAATTATTAAAAGAATGCTATGAATTGGCAGAGCCAACAAGATTAAAACATAAAGATGGCACGCCTTATTCTGATGAAGAAATGTTTGAAGTTAATGCGGCTAATGAATTTACTGTTTTATTAGCAAGAGAAATGCAAGCTGAAGTTATAGCAACTGGCAGACCATCCGCCGCTAAAATTAAAAATGCTATGAGCAATCCTCTTACTTGGACTGCTTTAAAAAATATTGGTCTAATACCACAAGAAACACCATTAATTGCAAGCAGTATTGATCCAACAACAATTCAATTAAATCTTAAAGACGATCCAATAGAAGCAATTGAACATAAAAAAGAAAATACACAGATTGAGCGTAAAGATGTAAAATTTTTATAAAGACAAAATATGAACAACACAAGAATCATAGATTTATTTCCAACGCCTTTATATATTAATAATATTGATGCGCCTTTAATTAATCAACAAAAAAATTATTTATTAAATTTGCCTAAAATACAAAATGCGGGCAATTTAAGAAGTGAAAGTGGTTATATATTTGAACATCCTTTATTTGCAGAATTAAAAAAAACAATTAATGAGCATATAAAAGAATATATAAATATTTTTTACCCCAATTCAAATTTAGATGTTTATATCACACAATCATGGGCTAACTACACAGAGCCAAATCAATATCATCATAAACATTCTCATCCTAATAGTTTTATATCAGGTGTCTTTTATGTAAATGCAATAAAGAATGAAGATATGATTAAATTTTATAAAGACTTACCATTTATATATCAAATAAATCATAATCAAACTAATAATTATAATAGTGGCGATGTTGCTATTCTTGTAGAATCAGGCGATTTAGTATTATTTCCATCAAATTTTCAACATGATGTTCCACCAACCACAAGTAAAGAAACTAGAATTAGCATTTCATTTAATACATTTATAAGAGGAAATTTAGGAGATGAAAATTCATCTACCGCTTTATATTTAACATAATATGAAAACAAATTTACAAGATTATATTGCTATTTACAAGGCTATTGAACCATCAATATGCAAACAAATTATAGATAATTCTAATGAAGCCGAATGGATTAAACATTCTTATAGCGATCCAATAACAAAAGAATTAACTACTTATGAAGATGATCTTGAAATTACTTATCAAGATAAATATATGGATTATCTAAATAATAAAATAAAAGATTGTGTTAATGATTATTTAATTAATGTTGCTCCCAATACTTTTGAATTGCAAGAAGTTTCAACTATAAGATTTAATCGTTATCAAGTAGGCACTAATATGAAATTTCACCATGATCATATTCATACATTATTTGATGGTGAAAAAAGGGGAATTCCCATTTTATCTATTTTAGGATTGTTAAATGATGATTTTGAAGGTGGCGATTTTTTAATGTTTGATGCTAAAAAAGTGCAATTAGAAGCTGGCGATATTATAATATTTCCCTCTAATTTTTTATACCCTCATGCCGTTACTACAATCACAAAAGGAACAAGATATTCTTTTGTTTCTTGGGGGTTTTAAAATAATATAATTATGAGTTTTCATGTAGAAAAAATTGATGAATCAATTACTGATGAATTAATTTTAATTTTAAATAGATTAAGAATTTATAATCTTGGAATTAAATATAATTCAAAATGCACTAAATTAGGATTTCAAACTAATGATCTTTCTTTTGAGCCATCGATACAATCATTATTAGATAGACTTTTAAAATATTTTCCTGATCATAATAAATACAAATATAGATGGTTTCATTTAATTGATTATTTTAATGGGGGATGGCAAGAAGGTCACGATCATTCTAAAACAGATGATTTAAGTTTTATTTTATATTTAACATCTTGTAAAAATGGTGGTGAAACTGTATTTGAGCTTAAAAATACTAAATATATTGTAAAGCCTGAAAAAAATAAAATAGTATTTTTCCCTGCAACAATGTGGCATTGGGGTGAAATTACTATAGATCATAAAAAAGTAGCGGTAGGTGCTTTAATTAAGGTATAATCTTAAAATATCATAAGACATAATTGGTCGCATTGCGTCAGAGAGATGCTTGCGTTATTTACCTAGTTAGGAAAAATTATGGCTATCTTTAATAAAAATACCCTTCAACAAGTTGCTGGCTTTGATAATGAAATCTTGGCAGAGGAACTTGTATGGAATCAAGCAGGCTATTGGAATATGGTTTTACGAAACCAAGATACAGAACTTCCAATTGATCTAACAGGCGCGACAATCAACGCTCAAATTATTCGTAGGCAATTATCTAATATCAGAGATTCAAGATATGGCCTTACTTTTGACATAGCAGATTACACTCCAGCACCTTCAGCAATCCCTTTAACTATTACAAATAGAGATGATGCTAATGGCATATTTACATTAGTGTTTGATTCTAATGCATGGGGATTAGCGGCTAATGATCCACAATTAGATATTAATGCTCAAAATTGCGTGGGTTATTCAGGCAGAATTAAAATTAGTTTTCCATCGGTTGGTTTAACTCCAGCAAGCGATCAAATTGTTTTCTTATTATTTTTAGTTAGATCAGACGGAGTAATTAATTAATCATGAATAATATTAATGTCAATGTAACACCACCACCAACTATTCAACTTAATGTTGATAAGGGCGGCTTTGGCCCTACAGGTCAATCAGGTTATTCAGGTTATTCAGGATATTCAGGATATTCAGGCTATTCAGGTTATAGCGGTATTGGGACAAGTGGTTTTAGCGGTGCTAGTGGCTATTCAGGTTTTTCAGGAATAAGCGGTTGGTCAGGCGCAAGTGGAATTAGTGGAGCATCAGGCGAATCAGGTGCAAGTGGGTTTAGTGGCATAAGTGGTTTTAGTGGTATATCAGGATGGAGTGGCATATCAGGCTATTCAGGTGATTCAGGTGTAAGTGGTTATAGCGGATCAGGCATTTCAGGCTATAGTGGCTTTTCAGGATATAGTGGCCAACAAGGCACATCAATTAATATTATTGGAACTGTTTCAACACCTGCATCTTTGCCGCCAAGTGGAAATTTAAATGATGCATACATTGTAGAATCCGATGGTGATTTATATGTATGGGATGGATCATCTTGGGTTAATGTAGGTCAAATTGTAGGGCCACCTGGCGCTAGTGGTATTTCAGGTTTTAGTGGCTATAGCGGTATATCAGGTTTCAGCGGTGAAAGCGGTATATCAGGATATTCAGGCTTTAGTGGCGAAGTTGGAGCTTCAGGTTTTAGTGGCATATCAGGTTGGTCAGGTGCGTCAGGCATCAGTGGCTTTAGCGGAGCTGAAGGTATTAGCGGTTATTCAGGTATATCAGGTTGGAGCGGCATCAGCGGTTGGTCAGGATTTAGTGGCTATAGCGGTCAAGATGGTTTATCAGGCGATAGCGGTCAATCAGGTTTTAGTGGAATAAGCGGTTATAGCGGTTATTCAGGATCAGGTATAAGTGGCTATAGTGGTTATAGCGGTGAAGTAGGCTCACAAGGTATAAGTGGATTTAGTGGATATAGTGGCGCTGAAGGTGCAAGTGGCTTTAGTGGTTATAGCGGTCAAGATGGTGCATCAGGCCTATCAGGTTATAGTGGTATTAGCGGTTATAGTGGTATAGATGGAGCATCAGGCACTAGCGGCTTTAGTGGCTATTCAGGTATAGGCTTTTATTGGCAAGATGGATGGGATATTGATACTACTTATATTCCTAATGATGTTGTTGCTTATAACGGCAGTTCTTATATTGCTTTAACAAATATTGCTATTTCAGGCAACTCACCTGATGCTAACGCAGATTGGGATTTACTTGCTCAATCAGGTGCTACAGGCCCAACTGGCCCAACTGGAACTAGCGGATTTAGCGGCTTTAGTGGTTATAGTGGCGAGGTTGGCGCTCAAGGTTTTTCAGGCATTAGCGGATGGAGCGGCGAATCAGGTGCTAGTGGCTATTCAGGTATTAATGGTTTAAGTGGCTATTCAGGTTTGAATGGCACTTCAGGCTATAGTGGCTTTAGTGGTTTCAGCGGTCAAGTAGGCGCTTCGGGCATATCAGGCTTTTCAGGTTATTCAGGTGAAGTTGGCGCACAAGGATTTAGTGGCTTTAGCGGCATCAGCGGATGGTCAGGTGAATCAGGCTATAGTGGTATTAATGGCTTGAGTGGTTATTCAGGTCAAGATGGTGCTTCAGGCCATTCAGGCTTTAGCGGCTATTCAGGTGAAGTTGGTGCTTCAGGTATATCAGGCTTTAGCGGATTTAGCGGTATTAGTGGCTATAGCGGCGAAGTAGGTGCTAGTGGCTTTAGCGGAATAAGTGGCTATAGTGGAGCTGAAGGTGCATCAGGTATCAGCGGCTTCAGCGGATTTAGTGGCGAAGTAGGTCTGTCAGGTATAAGTGGCTTCAGCGGATTTAGCGGTATAAGCGGCTATAGTGGTGCGACAGGCGTTAGCGGCATTAGCGGCTATAGTGGATATTCAGGTGCTACAGGCGCACAAGGTCAATCATCAAGTTTTTTTGAATATAATGCTAACGCAACATCAACTTCAGGTTATCCAGGCGATGGTTATTTATTATGGAATAACGCAACTCAAGTTAGCGCTACTCAAATTAATATCAGTCATCTTACTGACAATAATAATGACATTGATATTTTCCTAGCTACTTTAACTCCAAGTGAAGAATTTGTTATTCAAGATAGAACTGTAAGTGGAAATAATCAATATTGGCGAGTTACAGGCGCTACAACAAATATTGATGGCGGAACTTCTACTAGCTATTGGACTATTCCTGTAAGTTTAATTTCTTCAGAGGGAACAGGCACTACAAATTTTGGAAACAATCATAATTTATTTTTAGCCATTGTTAATGGTGTATCAGGCTATTCAGGTTTTAGCGGTTATAGTGGCTTTAGCGGGGCAGTAGGCACTTCAGGTTTTAGCGGCATAAGTGGTTATAGTGGTCAAGATGGCGCGTCAGGTATAAGTGGCTATTCAGGCTATAGCGGCTTTTCAGGCGAAATAGGTGCGTCAGGATTGTCAGGTTTTAGTGGGGCATCGGGAATTAGCGGATGGAGTGGTGCAATTGGCGCTTCAGGTTTTAGTGGCTATAGTGGTGCTATAGGTGCTGAAGGCATAAGCGGATATTCAGGCTATAGTGGTTATAGCGGTGAACAAGGTTTAAGTGGTTTTAGTGGTATCAACGGCGCGTCAGGTATCAGCGGATTCAGCGGTGCTAATGGTGAATCAGGATTTTCAGGCTTTAGTGGCTATAGCGGATCAGGCATCAGCGGCTTTAGTGGTTATAGTGGACTTCAAGGCAATGAAGGTCTTTCAGGCTATTCAGGTTATAGTGGTCAAGATGGCTCTCAAGGTTTGTCAGGCTTTAGCGGTATCAATGGCGCATCAGGCATTTCAGGCTTTAGCGGTGCTACAGGTTTGTCAGGCTTCAGCGGATTTTCAGGTTATAGTGGAGCTGCAACTGGCGTAACATTAGGTGATTGGTCAATTGGTAATTCAGGAACTAAAATGTATTTTGCATTCAGCGGTGTTAATAAATTTAGTTTAGATTCATCAGGTAACTTTGTGGCAATTGCTAATGTAACGGCTTATGGCACATTAACTTAAAAGGATAATAATGGATAAGACAAAACAAGATGCTTTAGCTTATGCTAAACAGTATGATGATCAATTATATAGATATTTATTATCTAACAATTATGAGCGAGCGGTTTTTCTAAAAGGCGATCCTGTATTGCCTAGAGAAGCCACTCGTTATCTATGGGCTAACCGCAATTTATTAGGCAAGAACATTCTTGAAATAGGTTGCTCTACAGGTTACGGCTCTCAATTTCTTCCAAACAATATTAATTATATGGGATTAGATTATGATCCTATTATTATTGAGGTCGCCCGCGAACAAGAATGGGGCTTAAACATTTCTTTTACAAACGCTGATATAAACACCTATCCTTTAGCTCAATACGACACCATCATTGCTTTTGAAATTATTGAGCATATTGATAATGGATTAGAAATAGCACAAAAACTTAAACAACATTGCAAGCGCCTTTTATTAACAACTCCACATAATGAGCCTAAAGGTTTTTGGGGTGAACATCATAAGCTTCATGGTTTAAATGAATCAAACTTTCCTGACTTCCAATATAACTATATCAATGAGCATGGTTATATCTCGGAAACTTTACCCAAAATTAATGACAAAAATAGATTTAATCTTATGATTATGAGGTGGGATCGTGGCTAGTGTTTTATGCTCTATAGCAACAAGAGGTCGTTACCAAACTACTTTACCTTTAGCTCTTAACGCTATAATTAATCAGACAAAATTGCCTGATAAACTTGTTATATTTGATGACAATGATGAGCCTGAAGATGTCCGTAATAATAATATTTATCAGCATTTATTTAGCATCATGGATTACAAAGGCATTAAATGGGAATGGGTATATGCAGCTAAAAAAGGTCAGCACCATATTCATCAATCAGCTAATCGCATGGGGTATGATTGGGTGTGGCGAGTGGATGATGATGCAATACCCGAACCGAATGTATTAGCTGAATTATATTCTTGGATTAATAAAGATGTTGGCGCTATAGGCGGAGCTATATTAACTTTGCCAATTAATCCTGATACATCTAAAAACACAGGCAAAATAGAAGATATTGATAAAGAGCCTAATATTCAATGGGCAGAAATAAAGAAGCTAAAAGAAGTTGAGCATCTTCATTGTTCTTTTCTTTATAGAGCTGGGGTGCATGATTACAATCTAGGTCTTTCAAGAGTAGCGCACCGAGAAGAAACTTTATTTACTTATGGATTATACCTAAAAGGATATACAATTTTAGCAGCTCCATATGCAAATACTTGGCATCTTAAAAACCCACAAGGCGGAATTAGATCAGAATCAAATCAACAACTATATCATCATGATGAATTAATCTTTAGAAACACTTTAGCTTATAAAGATAAAAAGATTGTAGTTTTAAATGTAGGTATGGGCGATCATATTGTATTTAAGCGTGTAATGCCTGACATTACAAATGCTGAAGTATTTACTTGTTTCCCTGATATAGTTCCTGGAAGGCCAATATCTGAAGCTATGTCTTTATTTGGTGATATAGATCAATGGAGTATTTATAAAAAAATGGCCGAATGGAAATGGACTGATAGTTTGGAAAATGCATTTAGAAAGCTATACCTATGATTATTATTAGTCCTTATTCTAAAGCTTTAAGAAATGGAAAAACCAATCCAAAAAACTATCCTTACTGGAAGGAACTCATTAGACTAATTGATGAGCCAATAGTTCAAGTAGGCATAGAAGGTGAAGAACAATTAGTTGATGACTTTAGAAAAAACTTATCACTTGATGAGCTTGGAAAGCTTGTTGATCAATGCAAAACATGGATAAGTTGCGATTCTTTTTTTCAACATTTTTCTTGGGATAGACAAAAATATGGTATAGTTTTATGGTCAGTTTCCGATCCAATTATTTTTGGCCACCCCGAAAATATTAATCTTTTAAAAGATAGGAAATGTTTGGTTGAAAATCAATTTTTATGGTGGGAGCATACAGAGCATGATGCTAACAAATTTGTTAAGCCTAAAATAGTGTTAGAATCTCTGAATGCAAAACAAACCTGAAGCCATCAATGACATCTTCAATTTTCTACAAAATAAAACAATTAAAAATATTGGCACTGATTACTACGATAATAAGAATTATTTGGTTATTTTATTATCTGATGGTTCTATCTGCTATATATTTTCTAGCGGCGATTTGTTTATGGCTCTCGAGCGCCATCTCATTAATTAGTAGAAAGAAATAACATGGATATGCAAGAACACACGAAGCATGTATTAGATACAGTTTCGGGCGTTACAGTTTTAGGAACTGTTATGAAATTTTTACCAGCTATTGCGGCAATCTTATCAATAGTTTGGTATTGCATAAGAATTTATGAATGGGCGCGTTCTAAATATAAAAAATAAATGCAACGCAATAAAACAAAACATAATGAATACTGTCAAAAATATCGAGAAAATAATCGCGCATTAGTCCTTTTAGGCCAAGCTAGATATAGAGCCAAAAAAAAAGGTATTGAATTTAATTTAGAATTATCTGATGTAGTTATTCCTAAAGTATGCCCTGTATTAAAAATCCCTCTTTCTGCTGGAAGCTCTAGCGGTGGCCCTCGCGGATGCTCACCTTCACTAGATCGCATTGATAACACTAAAGGCTATATCAAAGGCAATGTCCAAGTTATGAGCCATAAAGCTAATACAATGAAGCATTGCGCTGATAATAATGAATTGATATTATTTGCTAACTGGATTAAAAAAACTTATAGAAAGGTCATTGATGAGTAAATATAGTGAAGCTGGTAAAGGATCAATTAATAAGCTTAAACAAAAAAGCTTGTATGATGAGAATTACGAAAAGATTTGGGGTAGTAAAAAGAATAAGCTTTATGAGGAACGCTATTATGATTCCGATGAAACAACTTCATGGGATCAAGATAAGGCTGATATGATTGGTCTTAATAACAATACAGGCGATCACTACATTAAATAATGTAAAACATACTTTACATCCGTTTTCACTCAAATCATTGATTTATATAGAAAAGAATGAAAACAATTGCATGAAACTTTAATAAAAAAGGGGCAGTTAAGCCCCTTAATTATATATATAATGTATATATTATTTATTCATTACATACATTGTTACTTCAAAGCCAAATCTCATTTCTTGAGCTGATGGTGTAGTCCACATATTATTCCCCTTAATTAATAAATACTGCACAATCATTATGGGCTACATTGTGGCTCACGCCATCAGTAAAATCATTAAAATGGTAAGTCAGCTTTGCTTTCTAATCCGCCTTCTTTAGGTTGAGGTTCTCTCATTGTTACCCAGCCGTCAAAATTGACAGGAATAGATTCAATAAGAAGTGAAGTGCCACCTTGTTTATTCGACATAGCCACGCCGACTTTAGTCCAGCGAGCTTTTGTTTCGCCTTCTTTGTTTACATACTCGCCTGTTTTAGCGATTAGATCATGGGTTATTGCCATTTTTAATTTCCTTTAAGTTATTAACAATAGTTTCTATTTCAGACAAAAAGGCGATCACCGCATTTTGCATGGTTTGGATATACTCATCATCTCGATAAATACGCTTTACGAATCCTTGCAAATGATCAGGCATATCAGGATCATAAGATAAAAGGTCGCAAAATTCTTTTTCAGGCATGCAAGCCAATTGCCATTGCACCTGGTCATAATACTGTTCTAATTGTTTACCGCCTGTTAGGATGTTATCCAAATGATTTTCAGGATTGGGTATCTTAATTTCAATTAATGAATTAGTAGCTTCTACTATTCCGTCAGGGCTACATTGGCCGCCGTCAATAGTAGGGTGTAAAACAATGGCCACTTGATCCACAAAGGTATTATATTTAACTTCATACCATGCTCTAGCCATTGGCTCTAAATCTATTCCTCGTTGCATTGCAGGTGTTTTATAAGTTTCTAATTTCTTACCTGTCAATCTTTCCCTAATAAGCTCATTCTTATACTTTCTTTTAGTTAAAGATTCAGCGCCACCTCGACCTTCAGTAAGCAAATCTGAAATACGACTGCCACCAATCTTGCCTATTCTTAAAGACATCCATTCGGGACTGCCTTGCTCTATACCTCTTATTATTCTATCCATTTAAATTTAAATTCCTATAAGTTACGCCATCGTGCCATTGTTGATCGGTTGTTTTTTCATAAAGACCTATTACTTTATCGGGATGTAAAAGCAAAGGCTTTTGATCCTTGAAACAAAAAGCATAAAGCAAAGGACATCTTTCAGAGCTATACCATTCCATAAACATTGGAAGCATTTTAATTTCTGAAGCTTTAATATTGGCAGTTCCCTTAACCATTATTAACCCAGCTTTACCATTATTGTTAATATAAAAATCAGGCATATTTCTAATAAAAGTATTAAGGTCATAAAAGTTAGGAATCGGATCATTCTTCTCATCAAAGCCTAATCTTCTATAAAAATATCCTTTAGATTGGCAATATGATTCAAATAATACTTCCGCTATATTAATGACATTATTTCTTTGTTTATAAGAATAAGTGCCATTCATAGTTTAGAGCTTTGAATTCTGCCATATAAAGGGGCTAATAAGTATTTATCGCCCAGCTCTCTTTTAATAGCTTCTATTCTTGTTTTGCGGGCTTCTATAGCCATTAATTCTTGCGCGGAATAGGGTAGCGTCACTCCGTAAAAATTACTGTTTCTTGATCCTTCCATCATAGCTCCGCCTTTCTTTTATCTTTAGCTTCAATTACCATTTTAGATAAAGTGCGATCATTCTTAACTTCACCCATTACAAAATTATAATTAGCCTGGAGTTCTTCTAAAGTTTCGGAATGATTAATTCTTTGAAGATAATCTGCGGCATTGAGCGCGGCTGATTGGCCATCATCATCCGTATCAGAATAAAGGCTTAAAAATGCGGATAAGCTATATCTGCGAATATAACTGACGGCACTCCCTAGCCCCTGACAATCTTGCTTTTGTAAAGGGCAGACGGCAGTATCTTCAATCCATTCCCCCGAACTATGGATTAAACGAGTAGTTAGATGAAGTTTGCCGTCATCGGATGGACTTAACGATTGAAGTATTGCAATATTATTGTTGTTTAATGGCGCTTTAACCGCATCAATAACTGAATTGATGTTAGCGTATTTAGATTTGTAATGAGGATTGTTTGAATCTTTAACGGCAAATTTAATTTCTTTTTGCGCCGACACTAAAGCTTCAGCAATCTGTTTAATGCTATCGGAAGTTTTCATCTTATCTTGTCCTAAAAAGTTTCGTTAAATTACATGCGATATTGTATCGTTATAAGCCCATTTAGCAAAGCTATCTCTTTCATAATTTTCAGCTATAAACTTTGCAATTCTTTTAATTTCCGCATCATAAACATCTTTAATGCGACCTAGCTTATCATCTTCACGATCATAAAGAATATTCTTTACTTGATTTTGAACTTCAATCTCATCGTAAAAATCAGAAAAGACTTCAGCATTAAAAGTAATATGATATTCGATTAGTTCTTGCAAAGATATATGAGGTTCTAAATCCAAAAAATCAGGATCAGGATTCATCATAGTTTGAATATGAATCTTGTGTTGCATCTCTCGTTGCTGGTCAGACATACTTGCCCCCGTAACTTGTTGATTTTTCGTCATATTACACCCCTTTTAAGAAATTGTCTAGTAAAGGGTAAAGCACATATAACCATAAACCAAAATATGCATAGATAGCAATTGTATAAACAATTAGTTTCTTATTTTGTGATGTCATATTATTCCCCTATTTCAGATTTGTAAGGATCAATTTGTGTTTGAACATACTCGTAATTACCACTTTGCGAATTATGCTTGAGTTTTGA